TTGGCGGCGTCGCGCCTCGCAAGATTCACCCACCTGGAAAGCTGGGCGACGGGCGTGAACAGAAAGCTTTGGTCCTTCAGCAGGGCCGCCGTATCCGACAAATACCAGGAAAGGCCCACGTCGCACCCTCAAAAGGAAAGGGCGGCGACCAGTCCGACCGCCGCCCCTCGCAATGTCCGTTCTACAGCCGCCAGATCAGGTCTGGAAGACCGTGCTCACGTCGGTCTGGCCGCCCATCTGGGCCGAGATCACCGCCTGCACCGCAGCGGCCCCTTGGACGAACCCGTAGGCGAACAGCGTCGGGGCGGCGGCGTAGATGCCGCCATCCTTGATCACAACGCCGGTGGTGGTCAGGGCGACCGCCGAGACCGCGCCGATGATCCGGGCCTCGCGCTCCCGCACCAGCAGCGACGAGATCGTCGGGTTGGTGTTCGAGGTCTGCGACGGCGGCGTGTCGTACCCGGAGATGATCACCGGAGCCGCGTAGCCCGAGCCCGCCGTGGTCGAGGAGACCACCAGCCCGGTGATGGACCAGCACATGATCGCCGTGGCCGCAGCGGATAGACCGCCACCCCCGGTGAAGGTCAGCGTTGGGACAGCGGTCTGGCCGCCCGTTCCGTGGTCGATGCAGAGGACCGCCGTGATCGTGCCGGAGCCGGTCAGCGAGGTCACGCCGGCCGCGCCGTAGCCTTGGGCGATGCCGTTCACGCCCTCGCGCGGGTCGTTGACGAACTGCACGGTCGGCGGGGCATTGTAGCCCGCGCCTTGGTCGGTGACGGTGATCGCGTTGACGATGCCGCCGGAGATGGTGCACGTCGCCGTCGCCTGCACACCGCCATTGGGCGGCGAGGACAGCACGATGATCGGCGGATAGGTGTAGTTCGACCCGCCGTTGGCGATCGTGATCGTGGTCGAAATCGCGCCCCCGACCACCGCGCGCCAGATGGAAGCGCCGGCCGAAGCGGTGACCACCGGAGCCGAGGTGTACCCGGTCCCCGCCGTGGTGACCGCAGCGCCCACCGGGCAGCCGGTCTGATTGGCCAGGCGGTAGTTCACCCCATCGGAGAAGATGGCCTCCAGCACCGCCGTGTTGTCGCCGGCGCCGATGGTCCGCCAGATGCCGGTGACCTGATCGAACTGCTGCGTCGAGGTGTATGGCCCCGACTTGATACCCCACCGGCCCGAGGGGATAAGCCAAGTCTCCCCGGAGGCCAGCTTGATGGTGTTGGAGGTGAGCGAGCCCAGAGACGGTTGAACGCCGGGGCCGCCAAACTGAATGGGCATGTCTCTTAGCTCCTAGAGGGTGGACGGGAGGGTGCCGGGCACCGCAGGCCACGCGGCCCCGGTGATCCCGGTAACTTGAGCCCCGGAAGACGGCTTGGCGCAGACCAGATCGGACGCCGAGATCAGCACCCCGATGTCCGAAATCTGGCCGATCGGAATTTGGCTCTCAAAGCCCGAGAACGTCATCGGCGCGTTCTCGGACATATAGAGGCCCGTGTAGCGCGAATTGATGATGTAGCAGGACCCCATCGGACAGAACGGGTCCGGGAAGATCGGCGTGTCGAGCACCCGGATCGCCCGGAAGCCCGCGTTCACCACTTCGTCCTTGTCGTAGATCGACCGGGGCCGGGTGGTGAACATCTCCAGCGACATGAAGTCGGTCATAAGCTGCGCCCACTGCGCCGGGTTCATCACCCCGAAGTCTGGCGCTTCCCCACCGGCGCCAGTCTGCACCCGCGTCAGCAACTGCGCCGCGCCGACCCGCGTGGTCATCTGCGCGCCCGTTCCGGTGATCAACTGGCCACCGAAGAAGTTGCCTTGCGTGATCGACCCCGGAGGCTGCGAAGCCGCTCCCGGCGTCCGCGTGATCCCGCCGTACGACGGCACATTCGTCCCGTCATCGAAGGCCTGCGCCAGCGAATCCCAGACCTGCGGATTGGCGAAGTTGTTGGTGTAGAGCGCCTGCGCATACGCCTGCTTCATCACCACGCCCGCATCGCTCATCACCGCCCGCAGCTTCGGAATAACGACCTCCGAAGACTGAATCAGCGCCTCCATCCCGAAGAAGCCGATCGGCACCATGCCAAGCTTCAGGTTGAACTGCGCGTTCTGGATCGCCGCAGCGTCGGTCGGCATCGGGAAGTCGCCCGCAAACCCGCCCCACGAGAAGTTGACGAACGAGGAGCCCTGGACCGGGATCGTGATCTGGCCGACGCCGCCTCGGGCCGCCTTGCTGTTGCCCATGAACAGGCTCAGCAATGGGTGCGACTGATACACCTGGACGTACACAGAGGGTATAAAGGCACGTCGTGTGATGGCCGCCAGTTGACTACCAAGGGCACCAGACGGCACGATTCCACTGCCAATTGGCGGGCTCACGACTGACGTTGGCAAGGCCATCTAGGCAACTCCGGAAATGGTTGCGTCACCAGCGGTGTGACGTTGGCGAAACTCGACGTTCATCAGGCGAATCCGGCCTCGCGCACGTAGGCGTCGGGATCGCGGATGAAGTCGGTGAATTCCTTATCGAGGAACGCGCCGGTCGGGTCTTGGTGGAGCAGGGCGAAGTTCTCGTCCTTCTCCTTCGACCCAAACAGATTGATGTTCTGCGGCCCGAGATACGGCCCCGGCGCGGCGGGCGCGGGCGTCTGCATGGCGACCCAGGCGGCGGCTCCATCGGCGTCGGTGTAGTTGCCGGTTTCCTTCATGTGGGCGACCATTTTGTCGAAGCCGTCCTCGGTGAGGTGGTACTTGGCGCGGGCGCTGGCGACGGCCGTTTCGAGGTTGGTCTGCGCGGCGGTTTCGGCGGCGGCGGTCTTCTCGGCCTCGCGCTCGGCGACCAGGGCGTCGAACTTCTCGCGCATGGCGTCGAGTTCGGCCTTGACGGGCGCGACGACCCCCTCGGCGGCCTCTTCGGGCAGGGCCACGTTGGGGAACAGTTCCTTGGCCTTGGCGCGGTATGCGGCGCCGGCCGCGGTCTTGTCGTTCCAGAGCGTGTCGGCCAGTTGCTCAAGCCGCGACTTGACCGGGGCGGCGGGCGGCGTGTTGGGATCGTCGGCCATGGTCTAGCCCTTCTTCCCGGCGGACCCGCCGACGTGTTCGATGGACTTGATGCCGTTCATGCTCTCTTTCGGGAGCCCGGACGAACGGGCGCCGATGCCCATTTTGTTCTTGTCGACTCCGACCATCATCGGGTCTTCGGTGGTGGGAACCGAGTCCTGGTACGGCTTTGGAAAACGACCGGCCATCTTGATCTCCTAAGCCGCCATCGCGGGCGGCGGTGCTCCACCCCCGGCGGGGGGCGGGGCTGTTGGAAAGGCGCGTTGCATCGCGGCGGCCTGTGGCGGCGCACCCTGCGCGCTGCGGGCCATCTGGACGAGCTGTTGCATCATGCCGGACTGGTCACCGGGACCGCCCTGGTCGATGTGCTTGCCGATATCGCCGACTGCCTTGAGCACCGCTTGGTGCAGCTCGGAGCCGATCGGAATTGAGGGGAGGGCTTCTTGGAGCGCCTTGAGGCCGAGCTTGACGCCCTCCATGGCCTTGGCTTGCTGGCCGAGCATCGCGCCGGGGGCCATTGCGCCGCCGGTGCCGCCCGGAGGTCCGGGGGGATGCGGGGCCATGGGTGCGCCTCCGCCCATTGGCGGCGCTCCTCCTGGCGGTGACATCACCGGCATACCCACTCGGTCTAACCTTCTAACGAACGCGGCCCCGTCGCCATCATCTTGGGAGGCGATAAGCGACGGGGCTCACGCCTACTTCCGGCCCTTACGGCCCTTGTGACGGCCGCGCTTCATGCTGGTCATCAGGAGTCTCCTTGGTTTAGGACGCCGGGAGAGACAACCACCCTCGGTGAACGCCGCGAAAATACGGTTCCGAATTTCGCGGTGTCAATATAGCCTGCGGTAGGCCACGGCCTTATCTCATGGGATAGAATGCTATGCAGATACCCACGCGGCGCATCGAAGCTTTCGTCCGCGAGACCGTGAACCAATGCCTTGTGTCGCAGACCGAGCGCATCCAGCGGGGGTCGCTGTATAAGAATTACGCCATGTTCGGGGCGGAAAATCCCTCGGCGGCGGCTATTTTCAACAAGACGTTCGCCTATCTCGACGATCTGGAATCGCTGCTCTATTCGCCGGTTTCGCTGCGGTTTCACATCGGCGACCCCGAAATGCCGAATGTGCTGGAAGAGGCCAAGGGCCGGGCGGCGGCGTCAAAGCTGCGCGTCATGGCGCGCCGGTCTGACACCGACACCATGATCTCCGAGGCGGTGTTCTGGGCGCTCGTGTACGGCAAGACCTTCATCAAGCAGATGTGGCAGGGCGGGACCTTCTATCCGGCGTACATTGAGCCGGGCGAAATGGGCGTGATGCACGAGAACCACACCGCGCTCGACCAGAATATGGAAGCGTTCGTCCACTCGACGTGGATCACGCCGTACCAATTTGCCCGCCGGATAGCCAAAAGCCCCGACAAGGCCAAGTTGTTGCAGAAGGCCAAGAACTACACCCGCGAGGGCAAGAACGGCATGGCCGAGTCCGGCGCTTCGAAGCAGATCATCACTGGCGGCCTCTATCCGTTCCAAGCTTCCGGATCGGCAAACCCGAACACCTCGCGCGGGATCGTCGATTGGCTCGGCAGTCCGTCGCCGACCGTCGATGCAACCGTCGCCAGTTCGATCATGCGCCTGGACGAACTTTGGGTCTGGGATGACGCGCGAGAGGACTGGGCGACGTTCCAGATCGTCGGCGACGACATGCTGATCTGGGGCAAGGACTTCATCGCCAGCCTGTTCAGCCACAACGCGGCCAATCCGTCAGAGCCGGTCTCGCACCTCAAGGGCAAGCACCCGTTCGTGGAGTTTTGCCCGAACCGTCTGCCCAAATATTTCTGGGGCCGCTCGGAGATCGTCAACGTCGCCCTGCTGCAAGAGGCGATCAACTCGCGCATCAACGGCACGAACAAGCTGCTGCGGATGCAGGAAGACCCGCCAAAGAAATTCGTCGGCGGCACCGGCGTCAACCAGAACGCCCTCGCGCGCTTCAACAAGCCCGGCGGCTACTGGGTCGAGGGCAATCCGAACGCCAAGATCGACGCGATGGCGCCCACGATTCCCGAGGCGCTGTGGGGGTCGCTGCACGAATACGAGCGCATGTTCGACGAAATGGGCGGGTTGCCGCCTATAGCGAAGGGCCACGGCGAGGCGGGCGTTCGGTCGGCCGGACACGCCGAAACGCTGGTCAGAATGTTCAGCCCGAGATTCAAAGACCGCGCCCTGCTGGTCGAGCGCGACGTTGAGGCGCTGGGTGGGATCATGCTGGACCTGAGCCGCGCGCACATCGACCGAAAGCTGCTGGCGTGGGTTCCGAAGGAGCAGGCGGGCGTCGAGGCCGTTGCGGACAATCCGCTGCTGATTCCGCCGGCAAAGGGCTTGGTCGCCGTGCCGTTCCTGTTCGACAGCTTGGACGACGAGGTGAGCTTGACCATCGATTCGCACAGCTCCAGCCCCGCCTTCGCGGCCGAGGCTAAGGCTTTGGTCTTCGATCTGGTCAAAACGGGCGGCATGGATATCGCCACCGCCGTTGAGCACCTAGACGCGCCAGACCCCGACGAGCTGATCGCCGGGATCACTCGCCGCCAGATCGCGGCGGCCGAGGCTAAGCAGGAAGAG